GGTCAATCAATCGCCCTTAAAAGTAATTTAGAAAAAATAAAAAACTTGACAAAGGGTAACAGCGGTGGTATAATCAAGCCATGAATATTTTTATCTTAGACAAAAATCCTACAAAGTCAGCACACGCCCATGTCGATAGACACATTGTGAAGATGCCTCTTGAGACCGCTCAGCTACTCTGTACTGCTCGCCATGAGCTTGGAGAGGACGCTGAAGCTATTCCCTATCGTAAGACACACGTAAACCACCCTTGTAGTGTGTGGGCTAGACAAAGCCTTGCTAACTATACTTGGCTATGTAAGATGGGCATAGCTTTGTGTAAGGAATATACATATAGATACGAGAAAGTACATAAGTGTCAGGCTGTTATAGAGGATTGTATAAAAAATACTCCTGTACACAATGTGTTTGAATATCTTGAACTCACGCCATTCCCGCAGGCTATGGATGATGAGTATAAGTTGAGTGACCCCGTGCTTGCTTACCGTAATTATTACAACCAAGCTAAAGCACATTTACATAGTTGGAAAAAAAGACGTGCACCACTCTGGATAATTAAATAAAAAGATAAAGTTTAGACTTGACAAAGCCGATAAGTATACTATAATAAAAGCACAGTTAACATATTTTAGCCAAAAAGGATACGAAAATGAAATTGCACGCTGAACAAAACAATGTTACCAAGTCTGGTGTTACCGAAGATTCTAATTTTAGTATTGAAGCGTCTGCTAAGGCGTTCTTCATTCTTTCTGATGGTCTCTATTCAAACAAAGTCAAAGCCGTAATTCGTGAGCTTTCTACAAACGCTTACGACTCGCATATAGATGAGGGTGTGGCTGACAAGCCATTTGATGTGCATCTCCCTACACGTCTAGAACCAACATTCTATGTGCGAGATTACGGCACTAGTATGACCCATGACGAGTGCATGAGTCTCTACACGACCTACTTCCGTAGTACTCGTAACGACAGCAATGATGCTGTTGGTTGTCTCGGTCTTGGAAGTAAGGCACCGTTTGCCTACTGCGATCAATTTACAGTGGAAGCATACCTTGATGGCAATGTGCGTACCTATACCGCATATAAGGATGAAAGCGGGTCGCCAGTGTTTTCCCTTCTCGATGAGCGGGAAACCGATAAACCTAACGGCATTAAGGTTTCTATCGCCGTCAGGGAAGATGATGTGTGGGAATTTGAGAGTGAAGCTAAAATGCTTTTCAGGTTCTTTAATGTCAAGCCTAATATGGTTGGTAAATCTGTTGATATAGATGGCAGTGAGGTTGTTCTCTCTGGAAGCAACTGGGAATTTGTCAAGGATGATTATAAAAACTATGTTATCATGGGTCAGATTGCCTACCCAGTTGACGAAGATGATGTGTTTAGCTACCCTGTCGCCAGTGAAGACAAGGATGCTTTTGACTTTCTCTACAGGTCTCGTGGTCTGCGTATTTACGCTAACATTGGAGATGTAGACATCACTCCCAGTAGGGAATCTTTGTCTTATAATGCCGCCACCAAGCGAGCAATTAAGAATATTATTGAAGAGATGAGTCTTGAGATTGCTATTGATATGGAACGTCAAGTTTCCAATCAACCTACGTTGTACAAGGCTCGTCGCCAGTACCTTGACCTGTGTAATCAATGTAAATCTCTTAGTTCCGTTATGGAGTCTCTGGATAACGCTATTACATATAACAATAACCCTCTCTGGGATAGCGAGATAGGTGAGCAGATTGAGGTTGGTGAGTTGATGTCAGTCAAGCACTACTACAAAGGTGAGTGGCGAAAGAAGATTGATGTTGAAGATGCAACTAAAATCAACCTGCGTCACAATACTAAGATTGTTATTGACGATCTTCAACGAGGTGGTCTTAGCCGCATTAGAAATTATATCAAGGAAAAATGCTCAGAAGGATTCTCTGGATATATGTACAAGGCTGAGGATCTCAACGAGAACCCTAATGCCGCCAGTGAATTTCTTGAGTTGCTGGGTGACGCTGAGATTGAAGACTGCATTCTGACATCTAGCCTGCCAAAACCTTATCGTGAGTACTCTTACGGTGGAGGTGGTGGCGCCAGCGTTCAAGGTCAAGTCTATAACCATGAGACTAATGAGTTTACGGAGTGCAAGATTAGTGTCAAAGAAGAGGACGCATATTATATTGAAGAGTCTAGGGGTACAGTATACCTCCAGTTTGAGGACTATAGTACTTCACTGGCGAAAGAAACACTTGCAATGAGGCTAAAGATCATCGCTGATCACGCCGATAGTATTATTGAGCGCAAGATCTTCTTGGTTAAACCATCTGTAGCTAGGAACAAGAGGCTTAGCGAGAGAGATGGTTGGCACAACGGTAGTAAGCTAATTGTGCGATACATGAATGAGCTTATTGAAGAGAATTACGAAATGCTCAACAAGCACCGTAACAAACCTGAAATCTCAACGGAACGATCAGGTCGTCGGATTGCTAAGGCGGTTGAACTTACCACTACTGATAATGATCTCAAGAAGATCCACGCTGAGTGGAAAGAGTACTGTGCCGATATCGTAAAGAACGAACATGTTTGCGACCAGTTGTTTAGGTTTGAGCACTGGGCGACCACTGAGGTTCCTAAACACGAGGAGGACAATAGCTTCTCAGATAGATACGACAAGGCTTTGGAGTCCTATCCAATGATCTCACATTGTGACACTGGATGGTATGCGTTGGAGGATGGTCAGGCTCAAGATTTCGCTAATTATATTGATTTGATTGAGAATTCTGTTGACAAATAGTCACTTGGATGCTAGAATAAGTATAGTTAAAAAACTATTAGGAGAAAAAAATGAAGTACGTAATTGCAAATGATGGAACAGTAACTGCGAGTGTGGCAGGTAAAACCTACACGTTTAATAGTGATCACCCCAGTTATGACAAACTGGTTCGTAATCTAAAGGCTGAAAACGTTGAGTACTTTGAGGCGTGTTACGATGTTGTCTCGCGGGTTAATGATTTTTGCGAGGGATATGTAAGCGTTGACGGGGGCGAGATGACTTGGGATGGGATTTCAATGCCTGAGTTGTTTACTGACAGGATCTTAGATATGATCAGTCAGGGTTTTCCGTTTGAGCCTATGCTCAACTTCTTGGATAACCTCAGTCAAAACCCCTCTGATGAAGCAGTGGTGGAGTTGTTTGATTTTATGCAGAATAAACATCTTCCCATCACTTCAGATGGGTGCTTCTTGTCTTACAAGGCTGTTAACGAGGACTTCAAAGACCTCTGGAGTGGAAGTCTTGACAATTCTGTTGGTCAGACAGTAGAGGTGCCAAGGGGGTCTGTGAACAGTAATCGTGATACGGGTTGTGCCGCAGGATTGCACGTTGGGGCAATTGACTATGCCTCTGAATATGGTGGTATTGATATTAATAATAAGTCAGACGATGACAATGGAGGTAATAATCTTGTTATCTGTAAGGTCAATCCAATGGATGTCGTCAGCGTACCAACATGCTCACGGTTTCAAAAACTGAGATGTTGTAAGTATGAAGTAGTCTCACTGTTTAATGATGTGTTTGATGGTGCGGTCTATATGACTAATAATGAAATCGACCTCGTTAAACGAGATCAACGTACCCAAGAATGGGTTCATGAGGTTACTGCTAAGCTTGAGAGAGTCAAGGATGTACTTGACAAAGCTGATCGTTACGTTACTAATTAGAAAGGTTAAGGAAATGAAGAAGGTATTTATGGCTATTGCCATGTTTTTGGTCACGGTGAATGTTGGGATTGCTCAGGAAAAGTCTTCGTTTAGGACTTTTGAGTTGGTCACCCCAACGGATGCGGTAAAGAGTGTCGGGGGTTTTGTACTCGACACTGGTAAAAACGTCTGTGAGGGGGCGTGTGTTACGGTTATGGGGCTGGGTGATATTATCACTGCCCCGTTCAGGACGAAGTTTAAGCCACCTAAACGGAGAACTTACATCTTTGAACCTCCACGATTTCACTATCAGAGAGGTCGATTTTATGAGTTTAAGGCCCCTTCGGTAACCCCGCCTTTGGCTCCCCCTGTACCGTCTTTGGACATGGAGCTTAGACCAGCTCCTGATGGGTGTCAACCACCGCTGAGAACCCCAGACGGTTTGTACCCCATCCCGCTGTATGGAAAGCCAGACTCGTCAAGAGTTGTTTAATATGTTAACTGTGCTAACCGGCATGGTGATTGGCTACGGAGGCGTGCATGTCGTAGCTAATCCCTGCCGGTTTAGTTTTTTTATAAGGGGACTGTGAGAATGTCGGGTTTAGAAAAATACCTCGTACAACTAAGGAAAGGGAACAGGGTTAAACAAGTTATAGTGTCGGCTAACAAATATCAGGACGTACACAAGATGGTGGAAGAACGGTATCCTGATTTTAAAGCTGGTAGAATAAGTAGCAATAAATCTGAAATAGATATGTTCTTAATGATGAAGGATATGAACAGAGGGTTGTGATGATTAGTCCCGAATTGAGTAAAATCCTATGTCTCCTTTTTGGTATCGTGAACCTGATGTTGGGAGCGGCTTTACTATCTGAGTTAAACTTGATGATAGCCATGTTGATGTTTATAACAGTCATTTACTACGAGTACGTGGGAATATAACAATGAAATTTGAAGATGGTGTTAAGCTAGACTTTGATGACGTTTTGATTAAACCAAAGAGGTCTACGCTAGCTACTAGATCTGGTGTAGATATTAGCAAGCGGTACGAATACCTTCACGCCGGTTGGAGCGAGGAAACTGTTCCTGTTATAGCGGCCAATATGGACACAACAGGAACTTTTGCTATGTCAGATGCTCTCGCGTGTAACAATATGGACGCAGCGCTCCACAAGCATTACGGAGCAGAAGAGTTGGTCAATTATTTCAGCACTGGTTGGCGTTTAAATACTTGGTTTACAATAGGTATCAAGGATGATGATATTCGTAAGCTACGAGCAGTGGACGCTATTGTAAAAAGCACATGTCCAACCGGCATCCCTCTTGGGATAGAAAAAATATGTATTGATGTAGCCAACGGTTACCAGAAGGTTTTTGTTGATCATGTCAGGAAGATTAGAAACGCTTTCCCATTTGCTGCCATTATGGCTGGAAACGTGTGTACACCAGAAATGGTAAGTGAGTTATTGATCAGTGGTGGAGCTGACGTGGTTAAAATTGGGATCGGGCCGGGGTCTGTTTGTGAAACTAGAAAAATAACAGGTTGCGGTTACCCGCAGCTATCAGCTATTATAGAGTGCGCCGATGCCGCTCATGGAATTGGTGGGCACATTTGTGCCGATGGTGGATGTAAAGAGGCTGGCGATGTGGTCAAGGCCTTTGCCGCTGGAGCTGATTTTGTGATGCTTGGGGGTATGTTGGCTGGGACTGACGAATGTGAAGGAGAGTGGGAGTATACGACTGAAGAATGGGGGGAAGAGCAGAGAAAGACAGGTCTTAAATTTTATGGAATGTCTAGCGAGAAGGCAATGAAAAAACATAGCGGAGGAATGAGTAGTTATAGAGCCTCTGAGGGATCTGTAAAAACGATACCTTATAAAGGTTCAGTTGAAAAGGTGTTACAAGAAATAACGGGGGGGATAAGGAGTGCTTGTGCTTATGTTGGAGCGCCTACTCTTAAGGATCTCCCAAAGTGTGCCACTTTTGTGGTTAGGAGGAAATGATGAGTGATAATGAAAAAACCTCAGTGAGGCTGTATAACGGTAACCTGCTGGTTAATAAACCGTGGGGTAGCTATACTGACATGTATAGAAGTGATGAGGTGGTGTTTAAAAAAATAACATTGAGGCCAAAGCAAAGGTTGTCGCTACAAACTCACGAGCTGAGGTCTGAGTGTTGGTTTGTGTCTAGCGGGTCTGGCAAATTAGAGGTCGGTAACGAGGTTTGGTTTGTGTCGGAAGGTTTTGTTCAAGTAATAAACAAGAGACAGAAGCATCGGATAGAAAATACTGGTGACACAGATCTGGAGATATACGAGATGCAAATGGGGGAATGTAAAGAGGATGATATAATAAGATACGAGGATGACTACGGAAGGGGAGTTTAATTGAGAGGAATTTATGCTGGATTGTTAGCTTGGTTTATTGAGGTAACTGTAGTGGTTATCTTTATGTTGGTACTTAAATACGAAGAAAATAAAGTTTACAAAAGAAGAAATAATGAATAGAATTGTTATTATATCTGGGTATTTTAATCCTCTGCATGTAGGCCACCTTGACTATATAGAGGCGGCAAAGTCTATAGGGGATCATCTGGTGGTTATTGTAAATAATGACTGTCAGGTTGAGCTGAAAGGTTCGGTATCTTTTATGTCTGAGGCAGATAGGGTCAGAGTGGTTTCGTCTATCACATCGGTCAACGAGACGGTGCTCTCGATAGATGCTGGTAGGAGCGTGATAGAAACTCTGTCTTTGCTGGTAGAAAAATATTCCTTAGACCCTTTTGTCGAATCAATAACCTTTGCTAATGGTGGAGACAGAAATGATGAAAACTCACCAGAAGAGGAATTTTGCTTGACGAAAAATATAAGAACGGTTTATGGGGTGGGGGGAGGAAAAACTCAGTCATCTAGTGAGCTTATAAGGAACGCTGGGAACAACAGGCCCGTCAAGGAGACTGATCGGTGAAGATGAGTATCTACACTATAAGTATATGTACTTTGATGTATGTGTTAACGTCTGTTGCTTGTGTTAAAGATAAAGATTATCCACATGCTATAATGTGGTTTGCGTATGGTTTAGCTAATGCGGGGTTACTTTGGTATGAGGTGGAAAAACATTACGGTTCTTAGAAAAATAATGTGGTGGTTTGTCGCAATATCGACATTTAGTGGCTTGTCTGCTATTATGTTAGATATTTTAATGTATAGCTACGGACAAGAATATATGATAACAGCGGATCTCCAAGAATATTTTGATGGATCTTGGGTGTCATTTAGGTCGGCTTTGGCTGGGTTTGTGTGTGGGTCTCTGTTGACCCATCTTACGAAGTGGGGAGATGGAAAAGATCTAAAAGATGAATAAACCATTCAGAGAGACAGTAGAGTTACGAATGAAACGTGATCCTGAGTTTAGGAAGGCGTTAGAAGAGGAAATGATGGATAATAGAGCGACAACGTGGGATAAGAGATTTTTGGACATGGCTAAGCTTATATCAACTTGGTCTAAAGATCCATCTACTAAGGTGGGGGCTGTAGTGGTCGATGAAGATCGTAGAATTGTGTCTTTAGGGTACAATGGATTTCCTTTTGGGATTTCTGATGATAAAAGACTTGACAATCGTGAAATGAAATATAAAATGGTAGTACACGCTGAGTGTAATGCATTGTTGTTTTGCTCAGAGCCACCTGTTGGGTGTACTATTTATACTTACCCGTTTATGCCGTGTCCAAAGTGTGCTGGTATGATTATACAGACGGGCATATCTAAGGTGGTATCTTATCAAAATAAAAACGAAAGATGGAAGGAAGACTTCATTCTCTCTAGGGAGATGTTTAAAGAGAGTGGTGTAGAGCTAGTAGAATTTCAAATCAAGTGAAAGGGAGTGATATGACACAAGAGTTTAAGGAGTCGTCAAAAAATAGCGCTGGTGTTGGAGTTGCTTTTGTCGATATTGACGAGACAATCTGCTTCTACCCAAGTAAACGCCGCTACGACTTGGCTGAGCCAAATATGGAAAACATTGGTAAAATTAATAAACTGTTCGACTCTGGTTGGACGATAATTTATTGGACGGCTAGAGGTGGGGCTTCGGGTGTGGACTACTATGACTTCACTTGGAAGCAGTTGGAGTCTTGGGGGTGTAAATTCCATGACTTGTCAACAGGTACTGGAGGAAAGAGTCCAAAACCTTTGTATGATCTGGTGATTGACGATAAATCCAAGAGAATTGAGGAGCTTTAGTGTGATTGAGGTTTTAATAACCGAGGAGATGAAGAAGAGGGCGTGGCGAAAAGCGAGGCAGATGGGGGAGATTAACAATTCGATCACTAAAGGTGATGGAAATATTGCTGGGTTCTTAGGAGAAGAGGTTGCTAATAGTGTCATAGGTGGAGATGTTAGCAATACATACGATTACGATATAATTAAGGATGGGATAACTTGTGACGTGAAAACTAAGAGATGCACAAGTGAGCCGAAGCCATATTACGAGTGCTCTGTAGCTGCTTATAACATCAAGCAAAAATGCGATTACTATGCCTTTGTTAGGATAGAAAAAGCTGGCTCTCGGTGGTCTAGGGCGTGGTTTTTAGGCTGCTGCAAAAAGGAAAATTATTTCCAGAATGCTAGATTCCTGAAAAAGGGGCAGCGAGACGGTAATAATAACTTTAAAGTGAAAGCGGATTGTTACAATATGGAGATCCGTGATCTGAAGCAAGAGTGGATTGGCTGATCTTTGCGGATTAAGTTTTTTTGAGGTGGAACTTATGGATTTTATGATAAGTGTTATTCAAGAGGCCTGTTTATACGCATCTTTACTTATATTGAGTTACTGGTGGTATTATAGAAGATTTGTGTTACAAAACCCCAATAAATCTAACGATTGTTGGTTTTAAGGAGAAAAGATGAAATTTAAACTAACTAAAAAGCAGCTCAACTACGCTTTAGGACTGGCTATGAAACGCCATGACGCTAAACATGCCTCGTTTAGAAATAAAGATACTGATAGGTTTATGAACGAAAGCAAGGGGAGTCTGTCTGAAAAATTCAGCGTTGACAAACAGTATATGGCTCACTTTCTTGGTGTTATTGGTGAGCTTGGCTATTCTCTGGTCACCGGTGAGTCGGTAGATGAGAATATCTATTCGGTTCGGGATGATGGTCAAGACTTTGATGGGGTTGAGGTAAAGACCATAACCTACATGGGGAGCGGCGAGCCTGAGCTTAAAATAACCGTAAAAGAGTATGAGCAACGAAAGCCGCCTGAATTGTACGTGCTCACTAGGTTTAATTTAAAAAAGAATGAGGTGGAAGTCTTAGGTAGAATATCTAGAGGTGATTTTGACGAAAAAAAGAAACAGAAGCGGTATGGGGCTAGGCTACCTCTTAATTATATTATTCCCCTGTCCAAGATGGAACAACTATAATGGGAAAGATACCGGATGAGGATATAAAAAAAGTCATCAGGCAAATAATCGAGTGGGTGGATGATGGTAATGCGGAAATGGTTGCTAAGTTTATGCTCCACTTAAAAGAGGAATATGTAGAACTTGCAACCTTAGCAACTCGCGGTGAGTACCGAAGGAGCTGGACACACAAACAAATTTTAGACTTCGTGACGAATTCTTAGATTTTTTATTGCTTTTCAAACTTCGGTGAGCTATAATATGATGTTAAGTTTTAGGTTCTTAGGAATTTTCTGACCGAAAAAGGGTATCGGGGTTTTGCTTGCAAAAGCAACTTGCAATTAGAAATTGACTCAGGTTTTCACCTTAACCAGCGTGGAACACTTAGGAATCAAGAGCGGACTAAATATAGTTTGTAGGACTTAGGCCGGTGAGTAGCCAAACTCATAATAAGTTTTTTTCATTTTTTGAAATCAACCCGACCCCGATGGGACTCACAGTCCCTGCCGTTGGTAACAGAAGGTCAAAATCCAAGCACTGCTGAGGAGCAACTTGGAGGGTCAAAGCCTAGCGGCGACGACTGTTAGTTATCAGAGTTCTAATCTTAAACATGACAGTGGGGGTGTTTGACCCTAAAAACCAGTGAATTAGGTTATTTTTTTAACTAAAGCAAAGGAGAGTGAAATTGACCATCCGAGAAATGGCAGAAGCCCATCTACAGAATGTTCAGCAGCAGATCGTTGAACTCCAAAACCAACAGCAACTGATTGAGGCTGATATCCAAAAGATGACCGACTACCTACAAAATGGAGTTGCTCACCTAAATGAAACGAAACCAACCGTCGAAACAGTGAACGCTCCAAACAGCGTTCAAATTTCCGCTGGCCCAGACGATTTGTCAAATTCTCAATTGGATGATATTGGAAGCCCAATTAGTGACCTTTCAACCCCCTCAGTTGGCGGGTAAAAGCCAACTCGTTAGTTACGTTTTTTAATTTTAGCAAGGAGAGTATTTTAATGGAAAGAAGTGAATTTTACAACCAGCTTTCTGAAACGTCCTCGTCGTACAGTTGGGAAGTGTCATCTTCTCAGAGCCTCACGGCAACTGGATCAAGAGGCAAGGCTAAGGGAGTAACCCTTAACCCTGTTACTGCGGTGGCTTACCGTCAGGGCAAAGGTGTCTACGCATCAAATAAGCGTGGTACACAGCAGGCTGGTAAAGCTCTCGGTCTACCGAACAGCTTTGTCAATAGCGTTTATCAGGCATCGACCAACCACTCCAACCGTGGCAATGGTCAAGTCGTAAGAGGAAGAATTCGTTCAGCATTGGAGATCTAGAAGCATGAACATTAATACTTGGTTAGGATGTGGGCGTCTCACTAAAGACGCAGAGTTAACAACAACGCAAAAAGGGACTTCCATGTCGAAGTTCCGCATGGCCGTGAATGATCGTCGAAACGACGACACTCTTTTCCTTAACATTCTATGTTTTGGGAAAATGGCTGAAGCGTTACAGGAACACCTTGTGCGAGGACGGCTCGTTGGTGTGCAGGGTAAGATTAAGGTCGATGATTACGAAGACAAAGAAGGTAAGCAAAGAACTTCTGTCTGCGTAATGGCCGATGAAATCTCACTTGGCCCTAACGCTGGTAACTCCTCTGGGGGGTCTAAGCCCAACAGCTCAGATTCTGAAAACGTTCCATTCTAAAGAGCAGAAGGGGTTGAGATTATAATCTCTTAATAGAACCCCTCAATCAAAGGCCTAGCCCCGCCTTGCCTCAAACCACGAGGCGAAGTGGGCTTTTTTTTGGTATTTACTCAAGAATACTATTGACAAAAGACGATACTACGGTATAATGAGAGTGTAATCGTTTTTAAAGAAAGAAATAAGATGAACCCACAGCCAGACCCATATCAAGGAACCATAGTGTTGGTTATATTTCTTTCTATCTTCTTTTATTATTATTTTAAAGCCTACAAAAATCCCCCCGTAAATCAGACCTCTGATAAAAATGATGACACTTGG